TTTTTTTTTTTTTTTTTTTTTTTTTTTTTTTTTTTTGGAGATATGGGCAGTTGCCTGTTCCAATCACCAAACTTTACGTGGAGTAAAGCCCGTCACACCATGCGCCAAGCGCTACAGCGTGGGGGAAAACCTCCCTATGAAAGTGGGTGACTTCAACAAGTCCACCGAACTTCATCTAAAAAGATCGGGCTTCCACCGAACAAAGGCGTGGAAGCCTAAAGCTCGGTAGTATACTAAATCGCACCCCGACATGCGATCAGGTCAGGTAAACCTGACATGGGGCTCTTTTAAAGGCCAACCCCTGTAGTGCCTTGACCTATGCAGGCGCGGTAAGCGCCTGCAATGGTGGACAACCTTGGAACCAGAAAAGGCTGAAATCTTCACCAACACCCACGTAGCGTGTGAGCGTGATGGGAGTGGTGCCTGGAGATAACATCACTTCAACAGCATGAGTGTTGTAGAAAGGCGATGAGGTTCCGATGGAGCCATCTTGAAGCACAGAGCGGCTTTCATCAAACCGCACAGGCTTGTAATAAGGAAACTCCACTTCCAAATTGGGCTGTGAAGCCACAATTGTTGTAGCAGCTCCAGGCGTGCAATCTTTACGCGCCGCATTAGCTAAGCGCGCGTACGCAGACTGCGACGTTATGGACAGCAAAGTTGGTGCTGCCGGTATTGTTGGCGAGACCGAGTTCGTCCGCACTACCGTCATGGAACCAGCCGCACCATTCGATGAGGCATTCACGATGTACTTGGAGCGCATGGATCCACGCATAGCTGCGAAAGCTGGCATTAGCCAGTGCATAAGCGTGGCTTGCACATAGCTGAACTTGCCAGCTGCAGATGTTGTGTGCAAAGCGCTGTTGTTGAACCCGTAATAAAAGGGGACATCAGTGAACACTGGCGTCCAAACGGCAGGAATTGTGGATGACGTGTTTGCAATAAGGAAAGACGAATGCATAGAGTATCTCTTCAGCAATTGCCTAAAAGACACTATGCGCTCACCAAAATACACCACCATCTCCTCCGAACTCGTGATGGTGGCTCCCATGGTAGCATCAGCGTCCGCTGAGCCGCACCCGGGCTCATTGCCAGTGGACACCTCATCGTTGCCAGCCTGGACAGTAGCAGCATAGCTGTTGACATAGTTTGGCAGTGCGACAGGCGCCGCAACTTGCAAGTCATTGCAGCTAACGTAGATATTCATCGCTATGTCATTGTTGACCGTGGAATTGGGTGTCGCCAAATCGTTAAGAACGTAAATGGAGAAGACACCGTTGTGTGATGAATTTGCGCTGCCAAACTGCGTGGTGGCTCTCCACAAGGCGGAGCCAGATGAAATAGAAGCAACAGGGAGAAAATGCTGGCTCTGGCCCCATTCCACCTCAATGGTTATGTCCCGCTCCTCGGAAATGTCCACCAATCGCGTGAACTGCACGTTGGACTCAACAGACTGCACGTAGTCTGGATCCCACACAATGCGCAAGCGTCCCTTGTGGTATGCTGAGGCCACAATCTGAATGCGGTAACGCATCTTGCCACGCCACCACTGGAATGGCACAACGGAAAAAGCACACGCAGGCAAATAACGCGTTGAGCCACTCACTGCATTGAGCATTGGAGAGACTCTACACGTCCAAAGCATGTCGCCAGCCAGGCGCGCTGTAGTCCATGGCACAGGCGTGAGATAGCTCTCACGCGCTGCTATGCCCGCAACGGACAACTCATCTGGTAAGTTGATTCCGATTACGTTGGAATCTACAGTGACTTCCTGCTTGGCATCCACCGTAAGTTTGGACACATTGTCGCCCGCATTGGACGGTGCCAGATCAGAAACGAATTTGGCATGCATGTCCATATGAGGCGCTAGTTCTGCTGGGCGAGACCAACCAAACACCGAGGCCGCACGTGAAGTGGCACGAGCTGCCATCTCGGTTGCACGTGCATATCGGCCGATCACAGGCAGCTGCGTCACGGACGCTGCCATGCTCGCAACTGCAGACGCCGTGGCCTCCACTGGCCCCGGAGAGGCATACTCATCGCCAGCTTGCGCCACCAACGCTGATGAGTCACTGCTCGTGGGCAAAGCCATCTGCACCTCAGTTGCCCAAACCATAACTGTGACAGTCAAGGGTTGCGTGGCGGCGTTGGCATGCTTAAGACCCTGCAGCTCGCGAACATATATGGAACCAAGGTTGGTCCACTCAGCGGACGGAATGCTCACACCATCCTTGAAATATACAAAAGGAAGCTCCATTTCGCTGGCACAGCATGTAGCAGGATCAATGAACACCTTCAAGCGTTGCGAAGCCTGAATAGCATTCTCAGGCACCAAAGTGGCCGCAGCGGACACTGAGTCATTTGCCAGAGGCAGATAATCTGCCATTAACCTCCCATAGTAAAAGCCATTGCCGTTTATCAAAAACCGTACATGCAGCTTAGCACGCAACAGGTTGTAGTTGGTGATACGGTTAATGACCCGCGGATTACCGAAGAAATCCGTCCATGGGTTGAAGATTGCAGTAAATGCGCTGACCTGCAGAGGAGTCCACGCATAAGTGCGCGCCACAATGGGGCGCTCGAAAAATCGGGCCAAAGACACATCTACGTCATTAAACACAGCGTCGCGGGTCCAATCTGGGACGTACGGAAGTGAAACTTTCGTGCCCATCTCAGGATCCAACATGCTAGTTGTTTGCTGACGGGTATTGACAGGTATGGACTCCTGCCTAGCCATTGATAGTTGACTTGTTGCAATCCAGTATACAATGGTGGGCACGGATCAATGCCACACCAAGGTTTGAGCACAAAGGCAAGCACAAATACCTCCCTTAAATAAGGGTCGGCCACCAGGGGCCAGTGCACGACAAACAAAGCCAAACCCCTCATGCTAGTACTCAATTGCTAAGGGACGGTAACCAATGAATGAAGGGGATTTTAACGAGCCATATCCCGAAGGCTGCGGCAACCGAAGCGCCTAACACTTTGAATCACGTGTGCGTAAACGTGGGACTTTACATAACTGAAGGTGTCCAAACCCTGAGATGCCACAATTTTTCGCGTGCGAATTCGCGGGTGTATATTTAACGTGCTCACCAAGCACTGTGCCGCATCAATTGCTCTCAGCCTCATCCAGGATACGCTCAATACCAGCGTACAACTCTTTGGCATACCAGCCTGCGATCATGGTGTCATATGACACGTCTCCCTCAAGCATGTACTGGCGCGCACCAAAGCGCTCGGCGGCGGCTATCAAACGCGGCGCACGCGCCTCGTACGCAGAACGTCCATGCTGCAACAATTCGCGCAACGCATTGGAAAACAGCTGGGCGGCATGAGCCTCCTTGCACCAAGCGAGCTTCCTGGGCCAAACATGAAAACTCTTGTAGATTGAGTTCATGTCCAGCGGCGCCATGTGGCACTTCGTGTCCTCATCCCACCTAAAGTTGCGCTTGAGAAACGTCGCTTCAGACCACGGGGTCGTTGCTGCTGTAAATGGCATTTTCTCGGCGTTCGTGAGTCCAAGGCCCTCCCTCATGAAGTATGTCTCGAGCGTGAATTGGTTGAACCAACCCAAAATCTCAGGACGCACGGAGAGCACAAAGTCATCGCCGTAGTATGCCCCCCTGACATAGTCGAGGAAGCGGCCATGTAGTTGTGGCAGCAAAGGTGACATGTGAGCTCGCGTGTTTTGGTAGATTTTTATGCCACCAGTTGTCTCCGCTGACTCATCCAAGCGCCACAAAGGCACGCTGGAAATGTCCGTCCGCTCCCGCGCCATGCCATAAAAGGCGGCTTTCATGCGCATCTCGCCAATCGGATTGTTGACGTAGACCGTGGTAATGCTCCCAGAAGCAGTTGTGCCCTCAGTCACCGCCAAATCGCCACGCAAAAGGGTGTAGTGGCGTGCTGTCTCCTCAGCGGCCGTCCACATCGCACGCAGCTCGTGTGGAGAATAATGCCCATATCTCTCCACGATGGTGATCCACACGTCGAAGACAGCCATGATCTCCTGGTAATGGTGCGACGTGTCAAAATGAGGCCAGTCGCCCACCACAGCATGTTCGCCGTTGTATGTTGTGAGAAACTTGTAGAGCTCATCCCAGTCGCGGCTCGTGGCATCAATGCCCACAGAGCTCCCAGTCTGGTGTCTGGCAAGCAGGTAGAGCCGAATCACGGGCAGGAAAAGCATGCGCGAAATAACGGTGAACACCAGTGGGCTCCCCTCAAACACGCGCGCCTTCTTCTTGTTGATTTTCACCGCCTCATCTTTGTGTGACCCCTTGAAGACAAAGTTGCAGCGTTCGCCCTGACCCATTTGTTCAAGCGCCTTCTCGACCTGCAAACGCACCTCTGGCGTTAGGGAAAACGCGTCAGGCAGCCCCTCTCGTGGGTTGGGCGCTGTGAATCGGTGCTTGCTCCCAGTATAGGGCCACCCAGCTGCTGTGTCGCGGTTGATAGCACGCACAGATGCCGAATAGGCGACTCCAGATGTGGCCTCATCAATAGTGAGGGGCTTTAGGAATTCTCCATACCCTGTAGCCAGCACGAGAGCCTCCAACTCATCCTCCTGATCCTGCTTTGCCAAGCGAAAATCCTCCGGGTTGATAGGTGATCTCCCAGCCATCTCCTTGAGCTTGGCCACTTCGACGGTAGCCTTGCCAATGTTTTGGGGCGGCTCATGCTTGCGCGGCTCACCACACTCTTCGGCAATGACGTCAGACACAGGGCTCACTCCCAGCCGCGTCTTGTGCCGCACCTGCGTAAAATTCGTGAGCGTGCCCAATGGCAGAATCTCTGTGCCAGGCTCCACCTCGCGCAGGACAGACCTGTCACTAAGTGGCCCGACCACACCAGCATCCTCCATGCCAGGTGGCGTGTATGGCTGTGTCGTGTTCTGCACAGTGACAGGTGCCCGTAGGATGCCTGTCTGCCTCAATGCCGCAATGCCGTCCTCAATCTCCGACCTGATGAACGTGCACGCCACACCCCTTGTGCCAGCCCCCATGGTGTGAAAGCCCACAACCTGGGGGTACCGCGCAGATGCCATCAAAATGGCACCACAAAGGCCCTTGTATGTCACCTCAGGTCTGACGTATGAGCAGCCATGGTAAGCCAATTTGAACTCACCACACTTGATAGACTCGGGCCGCGCATTGTAGCGCAGGCGCTTGGTCTCACAGGTGTCAAGGCCTCGGGAAATCTCCACAGCAGGAAAATCCTCTCGTGGCCTGTTCGTCGCAATCAAATCCAGTACGTCGGGCATGGTGCCTCCCGCGTTAATCTGAACCAGAATGGCGTCCCCAGGCAGCCTAAACATCTGCCGCGGGCTGACCTTGATCTTGAAAACTGGTCCCCGCTCCTCTGTGGTGGCTTGAAGCTTGATCCATTTGATCTCCTCCCAGCTGCCCTCTCGAGAGACGAAGTTGTGCACCGGGGCCACCATATAATTGGTAGCAGGAATGAAGCAGTTCGAACGCACCTCATTTCCTGATCCATATGCAATCGTCATGACAAACACCTGCTTCTCAGCCTTGGTGAAAATCTGCTCCTCTGTCATGTTGCGCACAGGGCCCTCAACCCTATACCAAACTGCAATTTCGCGCCGCTCCCAATGGTTGGTGCGCGCAATCGGATCCCTGATCGAGCCCTCATCTTCTGAGCTCAAAACGCCGCCCTGCACGATGAACCCAGCTGTGTCTTGCGCTGCGCGCTTGCCATCAAGCACCCCTCGCTCGTAGAACTCATGCGCCTCCACGCTAGCCAACTCTCCCAAATGGGTGGGCCTCTTCTGGCACTTGCGCGCTTCGCCGTTTTTGCTCTTGGCGCATGTCTTGCTCAGGCCATAGCCAGCAAGCTTCCGCGCACCCTGTATCAAAACCAGGACGGCGACAATTGAAGCCAACACCCCAAATGACGCTTGAGCCATAGCCTCGGCGCGCGTGCGCAACTCCTTAAGAGTGGCCCCTGCTACTCTAGCAGCAATCCACCCTCTCACATTGCGCGCGAAAGTGACACCCACAAAAGTGAATGTCCCAAGCCACGTCGATGTTGCCATCACCGTTCCATACCCTACAGCCGATATGACTGCAGCGCAAAGGGAAGCGACCACAGGCGGGACGGCAAGGAAAGCGAGCATGACATAGTCGTAGTACGTCAGAGCCATGTCTTCGATATCGAATCGGCCGTGAGATGCCGCCTTGATCCACCCCACAATCGCTGGGCGCTCCGCCACCTCAGGAGTTGTGGTGGCGATGCTCCACCAACTGCCGACGCGCTCGAGCCACTGCTCCACCGCGCTCTCCCCCGGATCGCCAGGTGGTGCTGGAGGGGCGCCAACACCGCTGATGCGCCACTCGCTCATGCGCCGCATAAAGCGCTCCCAGCGGTTCCCATGCAATGGCGCTGGCTCAGACAAGTCGGCTGAGCTGACAGACAAATCGGAGATTGAATTGTCAATGTCAAATGTGTCAGCTCTAGTGAGTCCAGCTTGCACCTGTGGAGGTACAAAGAAATCGGCAACCTTATCAAGAAAGTTGCCAGCCTGAACCGCCAAAGGCTCACCTGGTGCCTGGGCCGCCTCCTTGCACAAATCGCAATAGCGCTTCGTCACGCCTCCATGCTCAGCGCAAATTGGGGCAAGCTCATCTTCCTGATAGGCGCTCAGCTTCTCACGTTGCGCTGCAAAATGCGCCGTTGAGTGGGCATGGACGTACCGCATAACCTCCGGATATGTCAAGTTGTCCATTGGCCTGCCACTCTCATCACGCTTGACAAACCACTTGCCATTGTCCTCTGGCATGCTGGCCGAACGCTGGAATGGGACCCATGTCATGACCTCAAAGCGCTGGTGCAGAGAGTAGATGCCATCTGTAAGCTGTGAAGGGTCAAGCATGTGTAATGCCTGCCTCTCTCCAATGCCCACGACGGTTGTTTCATCAAATCGGCGTGAGAACTCTGGAAGGGTCTTCACACGCAATGCCAAATCAAAACGTCTCATCGTGGCTGAAGGCTCGACCTGCGTCTTCTTAGCATGCAAATCTTCACAGTTCGTGCTCACAATCACCACCTTGCACTGATGGAACACCGTACCCTTATCCTCAAGTGCCGCCTTTGGGACTGGCACCACGCTCGAATTCTTGAGCCTGATAAAATGCATCAGCTCGTTGCTCTTAGCGTATTCAGGGCGGGTGTTTGCCATGTCGTCAATGAAAACTCCTTGCGTGCTGTTGGTGATGGAATCCATGAAAGAGCTGTCTGTGTCAATCTGGGCAATGTACTTCCGCTGGTGAGGAAAGCCATTTATCTGTAGAATGTGGCGCATCATAGATGCGCTGCACACAGTCTTGCCAGCTGCTGTTGGACCCAACAACAAGACACCATATGGCTCAATTCTCATGGCGGCTCTTCCAAGAACCTCCTTGATGCTCGCATCCCATTGCATGGCCTCCTTGAGGCGCCGCGTCAATATGGCACGCTCAGCATCTCTGCTGCTCGCATGCAGACGGCGTGTAGATGTGAGAAATTTCTCAACTCGAGCCACAAATTGCTCATTGGTAAGTGGCTCAGCCCTCTGAGATGTAACATCCTCCAGAAGCCCGTTGGTGTAGTGTGGCATAAGAGCAGCGAGAGTGGCGTATTCCACATCTAACGCCACGGCGTCACGATTCCGGCCCAGCAAGGGACCGACAGAACGCTCCTCCACACACCGCGTTGCAGTGTCAAATACCACCTTAGTGAGTGACAAAATCTCATCGATCAAATCGACAGGATCCGGCCCACTTTTCTCATCCACTCCCTCAAACAGGCGCTTATGGAACCATTTGTGCTCTGCGTACATCCTCTCTGAGAGCAACGACCCAGCGACACAGGATGCCAAAATCCGCCGCGAGTGATTGTACAAGGGGGAACGCCTGAACGCCCACAGTGCATCGACACCAAAACTGAAATTGTCTCGTGTCTCATCCCAAGATGCCTGAATGCTCATGTCGTGTCCAGTATCAAGCCTTACGGCCCCAGCTGGGTACTTCGTCATGAAAGCACGGCACTCCGCCTCGATGTTTACCTCCCCACTCTGCACCTCCAGTGCAGGCTCCTCAGGCATATCAGCCAAGTGCTGAATCTGCTCAAGCACGGCTTTGAGCGCCTGCCCTTTATATACAGCGCTAGCGAAGGTGATGAACCAAGTGCAAAACTGCGACTTGGACTTGAGTGTAGCCGCATGTAAGAAATGCGTAATCAAGATCTCCAAGTTAGCGACAGGGCGCGGTGCTGTGTAGTCGGGCGATCCAAACGTTGTATGTACAAGACGCCGTGAAACGTCAATAAGTCCGTAAAGACCAGCAGCGTTAAAAATCGTAGCAAACATCTTGCATAATGATCAGCAGAAGAAGGGCATTCATAGGAATACCCCCAACTGCCGACCACCATGAGGTGGCGGCGAGTGGGGTGCGGCACGATTCCTTACTCCATGGCTCATATGCACAACTAAGTGGTTCATTACGCCACAAAAGTTGTCCAAAGAGTGGTCGAGTTGACCATCCACTTTCAGCACGCCCACACAATTCCTAGTGTGGGCGCTCGATGACTTCACTGTAGACGAAATACTCCGCCATCGGAACGAACCTTTATTTTCCCGGTGAAGCTTGCGCTCCCCCAGCTGTTGTGGAGTTTGATTTTCGAGCCCTCCGAGGCTCGCAGATTACATCTGGTGTGCTCAGTAGCGCTGGCACTCGTCCGTAGATTACGGGTAGTTCTTGTGTTTCGCCCAACACATGATCAGTACGGGGTTCCTTTCTATGTATTAAACTGCCGAAAGTGAGCAGCATGATGATGGCGCAAAGCGCGACTGAGAAATGGGGCATGAGCCCCAAAAGGCAATTGGGCGCTTAGCATGATCGCCACAACCATGCTGCAAACATGAAACAAATAATAATCCTAGAGCAAACCACGCGTTTTTGTATGTACATGCGATGAGTGTTCAAACACATCGCCACTGAATCACAAAAAGGTTTGGAATTGACGGCTCCAACCGGGACATTCTCGATTCCGAACGTGTGTTTGAATCAAATTGCCGTCACAAAGCTGACTTACTACACATAGCAAAACGTATAAAATCAGTTGCAAACAGCAAATACCGTATAAACGGTTAGATGTTGTGTGCCACTAAAGTAAACGTGTGCAAATATGCAGTAGACAACCCCAAGAGGGGGTACACTCTAAATAGTACCATCTAACCTGAACTCCCCGCGACGCCCGCGGG